TGTGCCATTGGTTACGATTCCTGCGGGGGGTGTTATTGGAAATAATGCCATAGCCTTATTGTATAAGACCTCGCTTTATTAGTCATTAACTAGATGGAGGTGTTGGCCATTCTCCTAATGGTCTAACAGGTGGTTCAGCATCATTGTAAACATACAAGGCTGCTAACTCATCAACTGTGGTACAAGCATTAATTTTGCTTTGCATATCTGCTGCTGTGCTTCTGACATCAGTTCTAAAAGTAGACCAATCAGCAGGAATAGCTGTACCAGCTTCCTGTTCTCTGACCACATACCAATCGTTAGGCTGAAGTAAACCATAGGCTTGATTGATAATCACTTGATTGTGATTCCATTTAAGACCATGAGTTACATCACCAGTATCAGGATCAGTTGTATCGTCTAAGTTTTTAGGTGTAGCTGTACCATAAGATGCAGTTACCACATCATTAGCGAAATCAAAAGACTGATTGGTGTTGATGTAATAAGATGGATTTTTAAAGTTGCTGTCATCTACAACCACTTCATAAATGCCTATTGCTTCTAGTTCATCGCTAGACCAAAGCATAAAGATATTTTGTGGATAAGATACATCCCCAATGGTTATTGCTTTAGGTCTGGTGTAAACCTGAGTTACTTGATTGTTTTCTACTAATGCCCACATATTAATTCCTATTATATATTATCTTGCTGTTGTTGGTATACCTGTTGATGTTACGAATGGATTTTCTGCAAATGCCATGTAGATGTATGTGCTACCTGATTGATTTGATTCATAACGAGTTGTTCTAAATTTAAAACCATTACTTAATATATCTATTGAAAATATATCTAGGTAATTACTTTCAGCACTGTTTGCATCAGCATTTAAAAATTGGTCAGCTAAGTTGGTGGGGTTTCTTTGGTAATCTAAAATCGACCAACCCCCAGCACCATCGGTTCTTTTTCGCATAATAAAAGCAGGTTTAAAACCTGTATAAACAAACGGACCATTTGTACTTCCATTACCGACATAACTGCCAAACTTGCTGTAGCCTTGTTTTTCTGCGAAGCAGTAGACTACATAATCTTCAGTATTTGTATTAACATCCCCTGAAGTGTTTTTTATACTAAAAACTGTAGATGTTGGTGATGTTCCATTCCAATAACCAACTGCGTTACTTTGTGCTGAATTATCGTTTAAATATAAACTATAGGCATTAGATGTTAAATCTTTATGAAAAACAGTCCAGTTAGTTCCTGCTTGGTCTCTATTTTTAACTATATACATTGCAGGAGCTACACCTAAACCATGCCCAATTGTTGCTGCTGTGCCTGTTCCAGTATAAGTAACAATACTAAAACCTGCATCTTGATTGGCTTGAACTGTAGAAGTTATAGAACCATCCGTGTTGCTTGAGGTCGTACCACCATTGGCTTTCCATTGCCAAGCTACCCTGTTACCAGAAGAATTAGTTACTCCCCATTGATTAAGACCTAAACTAAATCCATCAGAGTCAAAAGTTAGTAATTCATAACCTGCTGCAACTGCGAATTCACTTGCATCAGTATCTGATATTAAAAAACCATCACGCCCTACTGAGGAGTTAAATAAAGCGTTTGAAGTTGTAGAGTCTCTACGTTTAAACCAAATTAAATCAGGTTTTAAATCGCTATTACCATCATTGGTAATTGATAAACTAGAGCCAGTAGCTGTATATAAAGCAGTCTGAAAATATGCAGATGGGTCGTCTATATTTGTATAAGCCATTATCCGTACTCCGCTAAGTTTTTAGTGCATAAGGCATAGTAGCCTGATGGGGGTGCGTATTCAAAAGTTCCGTAGCCATTGGCATCGCTTGCTGCACTTGAGATTGTTCCTGCTGTATAGCCACCAAGATTAGTAAAAATAATTCCGTCAGCAGATAGGGCGTAAGTAGAACAACCTATACCAACTGTTTTATTTGAATCAAAAGCCACACCACCTGTTCCAGTTGCACCGCTTGTAGGGTCACCTGAGTTTTGCCAAGTTCCGTTTTTAGCAAAATAAACAAAATAATTATCCATATCTAGAGCAACGCTAATTATATCTCCGTCTGCTGCTGATGCTCCCCAACTCGGAGTTGAAGTAACTCCACTGTCCGAAGTTACATACAAAGTTCCGTTGAATTGATAAAGCCCTACTGACCATTGACCAGTTTCTCCCAAGCGTTTATTGTAAGACACTACTGCATCTATATCTAATATGCCTACTAAGTTATCTGCTTGACTGCCTTCATATTCAAACTCTGCATACCATTTACCACTTGTAACACCAAAGGTAGGTGCATAAGTATAGTTAACATCAAATTGAGTAGACCTAGCTTTTGTAGCACCTTCTGTAATAAATGAATATGCACCATCAGGAAGATATTGTACAAGTGGATTAAGCGTAGCAAAATTATTAGTAGGTGAGTCAGTTGCTTGGTCTGCGGATGTGATGTTGTTTAGGGTGAAGTTATTACCATTACCGCTAGAGTCTGCACCTAGTGATGCGGAGTCATCAAAGTTTAAATAACAACCATTATCGCCATAAGTTCCTGCATAGGCTTTAGGTTTCCATATACCACTATCTTCATCGTATTCGCCAAAGTCTGTTTGCACTTTAGCAACACCATCAAGATAATGACATTCTGCTAGATAGCCAGAGAATAAGACTAAATTACTTGGTCTATAACCACCCCATGCCATTTCATTTCCAGACTCCAAAGCACATTGAAAATTTTGTGCAGGAATTTGGTGTTGTGACCAATCAGTAACTTCCACACCATTTAACCAAGCCTTCATCCTATTGGCTTCTGTTGCTTGGGTAGTATCTACAGCTACACAAACATGATACCAAGCTGAGGTGTCTCGTATTTTTAGGGTTGAAAAGCTCCTATATTGTGTGCCTGAATTACCTGTACCACCAGCAACATCAACCCATAGGCTGTCATCAGCAACTTGATAGCTAGATATGCCTATCCTAGTTGCTTCGCCAAAAGTGCCACCATGCCAAACTTGTTGGTCTACACCTAATTCTGTTCTTTTAAACCATGCACTTACAGTAAAAGTTTTACGATTAGTTCCTGACTCATTCGTTCTATAGATAATTTCAGTATTATCAGCCTCAAACTTCAAAGAGTTATCAATATCATACCCAGTAGATATGCTTCCTCTGTTTGCTGTACGCTGTAGCGTTTCCATTAGCTGTCCTCAGGATTAGGTAATATCAATCCTAAAAAAATCCAAAAAAATAATATTATTTCTAACATTAGGTTTGTGCTAGGTTTTGAACTCTACCAATTTCTTGCCAAACTGAGCCATTGTATCTAAAGCTAAAGATGTCAGTTTTGTTTGCTGCGGCTGTTACAGTGGGTGCAGTTGATGCTGCAAATTCAAAGACTGTGTTCCAAGCCACTGTGTAAGCTGTGCCACCTTGTGCTATCTCTACAGAAATAATTGCTCCTTCTACAGCATTAGTTGGTGCTGAAAAAGTGGTGTTTTCTGTGGTTGCATGATAAGCGTTAGCTGCTGCTTGTGCATCCCAAGCTACTGCATTAGAGCTTGAGGTGATTGCAACTTGTGTAATTTTTGCTGAAGTTGATGCAGTTGCCACTGTAAAGACTCCAGTTGATGCTGAAGATCCACCAATCGGTGTACCATCAATTGCACCACCATTAACATCAATGGTTGTAAAACTTGCTGATCCAGTTGAAGTTAAAGTACCACCAACTGTTAAAGTTTTGCCAGAGCCAACATTGAGGCCCACACTTGTTCCGTTTCCTGCATCTGCAAAAAGACCATCCAAAGTATCGAGGTCGGTGTTTAATTTTCCGCCCCAGGTATCAGTAGATGCACCGACTTCGGGTTTTGTTAAGTTTAAATTCGTTGTAAATGTATCTGCCATATTGTTATGCCGCTTGTTCTTTTGTTAATTGAGTCCATGTAGTATCAGGATTCTGTATTACAGTCCATTTTAGACCACCACTTGCTGAAAATCCACTTGTTTCTTGAGGGAACAAAGTGCCATCAACTTTACCTCTATCGATCTGTCTACCAATGGCTGTAAAGTCTGATGTCTCTGCACCAGTTGCGTGTGCTGCTATGGTGTATCGACCTGCACCTGTCATAGATGAGGTTTGTGCAATGGTTGCTGAACCTCTATCGATTTGTTTACCTATAGCACTCATGCCAGAGGTTTGTGCTATGGTGCTTGAACCAAGATGGACTCTATGGCCCACACTGGTCATGCCACTGGTTTGTGCTAGGGTTGCAGAGCCACGATCTACTTGAGTACCAATTGCAGACATACCAGATGTCTGAGCAATGGTTGCAACACCACGATCAAGCTGTCTGCCTATCGCAGACGCACCTGATGTCTGTGCTATTGTTGCAGATGCAACTTGATACTGCGGAGTGCCATAAGCGGCAATTCCGTAGTTATATGAGCCATAGCCTACTGAGGCCATGGTATTAAGCTAATGTGATGTCTAAATCACCAGCATCAAATCTAAATACATCACCGCTTGTCACAACCTTAGATGTATCTAAGTTTGCATAGGCAAGTAAATTGCCACTGGTTAATGCATCTAAAATACCTACTGCAACTACAGTTCCGTAATCGGCTGTAGCTGTTGGGTATTCAACTGCTGCTGCGTTTGTCGCTGTTGTAGGGGATGTGCCTGAGACAGTAAAAGTAGAGGTTTGTCTTGCATAAGCTCCACCTGTTACTTCAGTACCACCGCCAGTATCATCGGGTGCTACCGTATACAATGCAACATACAATGTTGATGGTGCTGTATAAGCAGTACCGCCAAATACATGGTCAAGTACCTTGTCTTCTAAATAATCACTAAATCCAGCCATTTTCTATACTCCTAGTTATTACCAAAATAATAAATATCTTTTCTGCGTTTTCCGTAAGTTCTTCTTCTTTGCATCAAAGAACCTTTAGAGAACTCAGCTTTTTCTTGCTCTAGTCTCATTTCTTCTAAAGCCTTCTCGAACTGTGCTGTAAATAGTGGCACTCGTTCATCTTCCATTAAATAGATAGAAGCGTGTTTTAGTGATCCGTAAAGGTAAGCATCTGGATATCCTGTGGATAAAAAGTTGCTCGTATTAGAATCGCTTAACGCATCTATCTTTCCGTAGTAGGTTAATTGTACTGTATAACTTCCGTCTGGGGTAGGTGCAAATTCAATTGAATCATCTACCAATGCAAAATAAATAGGTTGCCCTGTTACATTGTCATTAGACTTTCTATAAACATCCATGGATTCAATGGATTGTTGAAACAAAGGTGAAAAATCACCGCTATCAATTTGTAAGTTTATGGCTTCTAACCAATCAGTTGGTACTGCAAGATATTGACCCGTAAGAGTTGCAGTGGCTCTTTTAATCATGCCTTTAACTCTTAATCTGCGGTTAAATTCTGATTCTGTGCTATCTATAAATGAATCAATTACATCTGTTAAATCTGAACGATTTAAGTAACTTGCGATATTAGATTTTAATTCTGCGTATGTCATAGTTTACCTTGCCATGTCCTAAAGACTTTATTGTCTGATTTGTTTAACCATCTTCTCCATGCACTCATATCATTTGCCCATCCTTCTCGACAAGCTCTTTGATATACAACCAGTGGCACTTCTGCCACATGGCGAAGATCTTTACCTGGCTTAACATTCTCTGCAATGTTTTTACAATGTTCGATTACTGGACTTACATCTTGAGTGGTATGAAATATATCTTTACCACCTTCAGTAATAAACTCGTTAGTAAAACCAGTCTTATGATCTATAACAGTTCTTTTAGCCATGCAAGAATTTTAACACAAAAAAAAGGGATGCCGAAACATCCCTTTAAGGTTCTTAACCGAGAACTTAACTTACATTAAGGTCAGCAACGATACCATGAGCAGCTTCGTTGGATACTTCCAATCCATACTCAACCACGATC